CAGTATTTTAGATGTTGGGTGTGGTTTTGGTGGGGATCTTCAAAAATGGGCTAGGATGAAAGTCAATATTAACATGTGTGAACCAAGTGAAGAAGCCTTAGAAGAGGCGAAGCGTCGCGCTAAAAATATGAAGATTCGAGTTAATTTCTACCATGGAGATATACATGCATGTCCATACAGGAAGCATGATATCATATGCTACAACTTTGCTCTCCACTATATATTCCAAACACGGGACATATTTACGTCAACTTTACGAGAAATACGTAAGAGATTGAAACCTGGGGGTTTGTTTATTGGAATAATTCCGGATTCAGAAAAGATAATTTTTAAGACGCCGTATACGGATGACCGAGGCAATTTTTTTAAAATGGAAAAAACGAGCAACGGTGATTTCGGCGAAAAATTATTCGTGCATCTCGTTGATACACCGTATTATGCATCGGGGCCAAAATCTGAACCCATTGCACATAAAGATATGTTGATAACGCAACTAGAAAATACTGGGTTTACGATGAATTCTTGGGAAGGTTTATCAGGAAATCCGATTTCGGAGCTATACAGTAAATTTATATTTACATATAGTAAGCATGGTGATACTATTAGTCCTACTCATAGCTAATATTTACATATACACCATAACAAAAGTTGATCCAGTTTTATTAGAGGTGAAGGAGAAGTATAAACGTCTCAGGGAAGAATTGAAGTCTACGGGTGATAAAAAGTTCGCCATGTTACACAAAGAAATACCTATAGTTGCTTATCGACAGAGGAATGCAAACTTGTTAGGAGTTGGGTACAATTCGAATAAAGGAATGGAGATAGGGATATGTTTAGATGGTACAGCCAATGAGGTGTTCCATGTTCTGTTACATGAACTAGCTCATTGCACGGTAAAAGTTTATAAACATAACAAAGACTTCTGGGATAACTACAATGCGCTGAAAAATATGTCCATATCAATTGGTATATATGAGGCTATACCCAGAAGAACACCATTCTGTGGTAGGAAAATTTCGGATTCGTAATAATAATATCAACCTATATAAATGTCGGATACAGGTTTAAGACAGCCAGACTTTTTACCAGGAATAAACCCATTACGTTGGACACATACAGTCGGAGGTTCCCTTCTTTTATGGATAGGTCTGATGATTGGAGCTTTCATGACTCGTCATCCTAAGCTCTCTCATGAGCTTAACATATTTATTACCACCGCCGTATTACCCTTCATGATATATCTACTCGCAAATAAGACAATAGTCGTAAGCGGAAAGGCGTGGGTAGTCTTTTTAGCACTTTCAGTTTCCGCCGGCGTTGTGTATGCTCTCAGTGAATTACCAATGTTCAAGAAACTGAAGCGGGCTTTTAAGGAAGATAAGATGGAAATAAAGAAGGCATGGCCAGCACTGTTAGCGATGTGCTTGTCATGGATCCTAGTGTTTGGAATTTTCCATAAGGGTGTAGGATTAATAGATTTCAGTCTTCCTTACGAGACTATTTAAAAGTATTTTCGGGCGATAAAAAATGTAATACCGGCGACTGCACCTGTAGACGCTAAGCCTACGAGACTACGATTACCCTGAGCATTTAAAAACCTGGGAACCGTAGTCGCGAGCTTTTCTTGAACCGGTTTGCTGACGGCTAACCCCGTGGCAAAAACAACGATGAGTGCGTTAAGCTGTTCATCGGTAAGATCGAATGGATTTTTCTTCTTCTTTTGCTCGGGTTCCTTCTTAGGGACGAGACCCTGCTGCTGGGAAGGCATGGGCATCATGACCTGCTGCTGAGCCATTTGCACTGCACGGGGGTCAACACCCATGAGAGGGGGTTCGAAAGAAGTTTCTTGGGGCTGACCAATAACATCGGAAATAGGAGTGGAGTCCATATCGTCTTTATAGTTGTGTACATTTTTTTCAGTCTCTTCAGGCACAAACGTGGTAGACCGGGTGTGCATATCCAACGGAACCATTCCGTCATTCGAGTCTGAAAGATTGAGAGTTGGTATATCAATGCTCATATATAGTAACTTCGTTTTTTACAATCTCCTTTTTTATGCACGTACTGGTGAATAAAAAAGGAAATACCATGTTCCAAATGGGGCTCGAACCCATGACCTTCGCGTTATAAGCACGACGCTCTAACCAACTGAGCTATAAGAACTGTGCAATTTGATTATTTTACTAATCATTGGTATAACGGTGGGAGGCTTCCCACATACTACTTACGCGTTCAATCTTTAAGTGTATAAAGAAGTGTTGAGTAATATATTAAAATGACTACTCAGTATGCATCAGCGTTAAATGAGGGCTCTGAAGATTATTATGAAGATATATACGATAGACAAATACATGATACCGATACATTCCGTATGGATGTGAACAACATGGTTAATGAAATTTATAACACACTGGGATCTGGTCATAGCGAAAGAGTGTATCATAATGCTATGGAAGTCAGTCTTCGAGAGTTGAACATCCCATACGAGTCCGAGCGTCACGTCCCCATTTACTATAAGGAGCACGTAGTCGGGATGGCCCGTGCAGATATCATCGTTCGCAAAACTACTGTTCTAGAATTTAAGACTGTAAAATCTCTCAATGATGCAATGATATCTCAAGCCAAAAAGTACCTTACACAGTTAAAGTTACAAGTAGCGTATTTGATTAACTTTCCTCCCGGAGAAAATCAAGTAGCTGAAATTGTTGAAGTTAAACGGTCGGTATGAATTCCCACCTATTTACAGCACATATCTTACGCCAAATACAATCCTGTTGATGAAGCTTTTCCTTACTTTTTAGGAGTGGGAAGTACTGGAGATAAGAATCCTCGGATAGTAATTCACAAAATTTGTACAGTACAAAGCTATAACTTAAAAAATTTTTTCGATCGGCTGGGCAGTTGTCGTCAAACGGTTTCTGTATATCACGAAACATCATACGTAACTGTTCTTCTAACTCTTGCGACATTCTGGGTGCTTGGATCCCACTTAAAATGTTAGTGATAAACGGTACGTGTTCGTAAAACTTGTTTAACTTAAGTTTTTTGAGTAACGAGCGAACTTTTGCATGCGTAATTTCGTTCACTGATTTAATCTTGATTTTCTTAAACTCATTTCGCAATTGATCTATAACTTCGGGTGGAATGGTAGTCATTTCCTGTGCTTGAAATTGTGAGAGCCATTCATTAAAGTGGTTATCACGTTTATATGAGTAATTAATCACCTTTTCAGAAGTTTCTTGTTCCTCTTTGTATGTGAGCTCTTCGCTTATTAGATGATCTAATACCATCCCACACGAATCACATACCAGGTCGCTCGAGTCATGAAAGTGAAATATGTTACTATCTGGACAGTTTGGGCATACATCTCTTGTTTTCTTCTCGATTGGTCTATCTAGCGTTTTCTTTTCAACGTCTATGAGATAATCCGTGTATATGTCCTTTTTCTGCATTCCGGACGTCTCTTTACAGTTGAATATATTATCAGTCGTAACTTCTCCCATCGTTTCATCCGTGTATTGGCGAACATACGGAATACACCTCGATATATATTCCGCCATTTCGCTCTCGTAAATACCCTTATTTTCGGGATCATTCTCTATTTTACTCATCCATTCTTCTACCCGATTATTATATCTGCTTAAAAAATTACCTTCCATTTAATTTAATGAAACTTATACACAAGTTTTTAATTAACGTAATTTACGGTATAAAGAAAGTGATGCACTTTGTTTTCGCTAAACGTGATTACACAATCAATGATGTATATATCGAATATTTCGTCGATCATTCTAAAGATTTTTCGATTGAAACGATGGAAACTTCCGATCACCACCCCCTTTGGATAAACCAAAGTTACGAAATTCACCCAAGTACAACGTCGTACGTAATAGATGAAACGGATCTCGCGCGCGCCAATATTGATATTGGTGACCCCATCCCTACACCACCAGAAGCGGTGACGAAGATCATCATTCGAATTAGTTATTGGTACGAAAATCGTATGTACAAATACCTGACGTATAATCACAATTACACCTGGCCTCCTAAGAAGGCAACTACCATGTCGTTCAATATACCGTTATCAAGCGCACAATTACTGGATTGTGATGACAAGCCAGTAAAGGACGTCCTCGAAAAGATTCGACGATACGCGGGTCCGAATTCGGACTTTTATGGTGAAAAGGTTCTGGTTAAGGATATGCTATTTTATAATGAAGATAGACTGAAAAACGAACTTCCTCGTATTAAACTGAAAAACTGTTTCGGAATGATGAAAACGGTTGATACGCTTACCGGGTTTATGTCTGATCTTCGTTTACCTTAGTGGCGAGGTAAAATTTCAGATCCCCCAAATTCGCGACGTTGTATTTAAGAATCAAAAATCGGTTTTGTTCTTCTTGCATTATTTGGACAGTAGAACACATACTCGTCGCCTTGGTGAAGATGTTCATGTATTTCAGTGAATACGTTCCAGATAAACTAGGAGATTCATCTACACACTGAATTTCAGTTTCCTGGTTCGCAAAATCACCCTTACACACAAGTTTCAACGATTTTCCACCGCGATATATCTCCAATTCGTCCCCAATGTTGGACATATCCCTGCATATTCTTTGAAAATCTACCGAGGGTATGGGGGTGATAACCGTCATTTCAGTTTCCGGTACTTCTATTTGATTTTCGTTAATATCCAAGAGTTTTAACTCAAATTTAGTAGACGTTTTCTTTTGTTCACTGTGGATTTCTATGTTCATAAACTCTTTAGAATTTATGGAAATGATGAGTACATCGTTTACAGTGATAGTTTTTAGTAGCTTATACATGTTTGTCATGTTGACGCCGCAGTCGATATTTCCGTTGCATGTGTATTCTTCGAAGTTATCGGAAGGTAAGAACATATCGATAAGCGATGTCCTAGCTGTATCCAGTGTTACGATAAACACTCCTTCCGGTTTAAAATATATATTGACATCGTTCAAAATATCCTTTAAAACCTCGAATGTAGATTTTATAGCCGCAGCTTGTACGGTGACTAATTTCATACTAAAATTTTCACGTATTATTTCTTTATATCCGTATATGCCTGATCTTCAACCTTACGACTTATTTTTGCCTGAAGTTCTGGAGTCATCGCTGGCTGTAATGACTGTCCGTAACTATCCAGTGAGAACATATCTTTAGAGGATTCACCGTCCAGTGTTGTCGACACTATTTCCCCAAAACCACACGTTTCTAATTCCTTAACCGGTAGTAAAGACTCAAGCCAGTTATGAATCTCGCGACCCACGAGAAGCTTACCATTCTTTGATAGAAGTGTGGGAACTTTTGTGATCTGATTCTTGTACTGATGAGGGATCCCACTTTCCGTGACGTTGTGATAATGAATAAGATGTTTTAACTGTTCATGACTTTGGATAAATTTTATGACTTCAACGCTATGTTTACACTTCGGACTGTATAAAAGTAGCGACATTATCTACATTCATTTTTCAAAAAAAATCACAAAAGATAACACACTTTTTTCGTGTGATATATTAAATGCTCACGCTGTTGTTTTTTATACTCGTGTTGTTACTTGTTACCAGTACGGGTCCTAAGCGAGAGACGTTTGTAAAGAAATCTAATAATGAAATCGTGCTAAACGATCCATTACCCAACATGATCGAATATGCAAAGGTTTCCAAAGTTCGTGCAAACCACGATGTTATGGAGAAGATAGTATTAGCAACGAACCGATACATTCTGGAAAAAACTGGTATAGACAACTACATCATAGAAACGACCGCACTTAAACAGTTTCGTCACAAGCAAAAGAACCATGATATGTATAGATGCATGTTTATGGTTGTAAAAAAGAAGGGATTTGCTCATGGAGCCTCTGTAACCGCTGATATA